ATGCAGGACCTCATGGCCGAGCAGGTGCGGCTCGAAGAAGAAATGGCGAGCCTCGGCATCGACAAGTACCGGGCCGACTTCCACAAGAGCCTCAACGACGGGAAGGCATCCGAGACGCGCTCGGTGGGCGTGGCCTTCGACAGCGCCTTGGTTCCGTTCACCGGTGCCCTTGTGAAGTTCTGCGAGGAGGCACGATCCGGCCGGGCCGGTCGTCGGCATTCAGCTTACAGGGCGATCAAGGACCTTGAGCCCGACGCGGTGGCGTTCATCACGCTCAAGCTGGTGCTTGATGGCTACGTGCGGGACCGCGAGCTTACTACCCTTGCCAACCGAGTAGGTGGTTATGTCGAGACCGAAGCTCGGATCAAGGCTTACCAGACCAAGCAACCCAACCTCGTCGCCTCGGTGGTCCGAAAGCTGGATGGCAAGACCTCGCATGGCGAACACCGCCGCAAAGTCCTCTCCCACATGCTGCGGACCGGGGACGACGGCTGGACCGCATGGACCACGCGCGAGAAGGTCACAGTCGGCATCAAGCTGATCGAGCTACTTGCCACCTCTACCGGCCTGATTGAGATCGAGACGCTTCGTCTCCGTCGCAGACCGATCACCATGGTCTCGACCACCGACCGGTTCCGCACGTGGATTTGTTCGCTGAACTTCCAGACCGAGATCATGACCCCGGAGTTCCAGCCTTGCGTCGTGCCCCCGAAGGATTGGGACCGGCTGGACGGGTGCGGCTACCACACGGATGCCTTCGCCTACCCCCTTCGTCTCGTGAAGACGCGCTCCAAGCGGCACCTTCAGCTCCTCGCGAAGGCCGACCTCACCAGCGTCTTCAAGGCAATCAACGCGATCCAGCGGACCCCGTGGGCCATCAACACTGAGATCATCGCCGTCGCGCGGCATCTCTTCGCGGTCGGATCGGGAGTGGCAGGGCTTCCTTCTCAGCTCCAGCCCCTTCCAACCAAGCCCCTCGACATCGACACGAACGAGGAGGCCCGGAAGCGCTGGCGCCGTATGGCCGCGATCACCTACGAGACCAACACATCTCTCAGGAGCAAGATCGTCCAGACCGAGAAGACGCTGGCGGTCGCCGAGAAGTTCGCCTCCTACGAGGCAATCTACTTCCCGTACCAGCTCGACTTCAGGGGCCGCATCTACGCGGTCGCATCCTGCCTCAGCCCTCAAGGGACGGACCTCGCGAAGGCCCTCCTTCATTTCGCTGAGGGGGACCGCATCGAGACCAGCGAGGCGCACCGCTGGTTCCTGATCCACGGCGCCAACTGCTTCGGCGTGGACAAGGTGTCGTTTGACGAGCGGATCGCGTGGACCAAAGCGAACGCGGAGCGGATCATCGGGGCGGCTGAAGCGCCGCTTGACGATCTTTGGTGGACCGAGGCGGACAGTCCGTTCTGCTTCCTCGCCTGGGCGTACGAGTACAAGGCGTACCGCCTCGCCGCCGCCGTAGGGCTCCCCTTCACCTCGCGCATCGCAGTCGCCATGGATGGTTCCTGCAACGGCCTCCAGCACTACTCGGCCATGCTGCGTGATCCTGTGGCGGGGAAGGCTGTCAACCTTGTTCCATCCGACCGGCCTCAGGATATCTACGGCACAGTCGCGGAGCGGGTCATGCAGACCCTCGCCAACATAGCCGCTCAGGAGCACCATCCATCGCTTTCGATGGCCTCCAATGCCGACGAGGTTCGTCGAGAAGCGGATTGGGCGAACCGGTGGGGCTCGTACAGTATCGACCGCAAGATCACCAAACGTCCCGTGATGGTGCTACCGTATGGCGGCACCCTCAACTCGTGCCAAAAGTATGTCACCGACGCCGTGATGTCGCGAGGGGATGCCCCCTTCTCGGAGGAAGAGCTAGGACCGGCCCTGAACTGGCTGTCCGGGCTTGTCTGGCAAGCTATCGGCGACACCGTTATCTCGGCCCGGCTTGCCATGGGGTGGCTTCGTCAGACGACGGCGGCGGTCTCTAAGACCGGGGTTCCTCTCTCTTGGACAACCCCCTCCGGGTTCCCGGTGTTCCAAGCTTACTCGGAGACCCGCGAGCTACGGATCGAGACCGCCTTGTTTGGCGTTCGCTTCCAGCCGCGCATCGCCGAGGAACTGCCCGACGTGATCGACAGACGCCGCCAGCAGAACGGCGTGGCGCCCAACTTCGTCCACTCCATGGACGCGGCGGCGCTCGTGCTCACCGTTTGCGCCGCTGTCGATCAAGGCGTGACGAAGTTCGCAATGATCCACGACAGCTACGGGACCACCGCCGCCTTGTCGCCACTGCTGGCTTCGACGCTTCGTCAGGAGTTCGCGGACATGTATGAGAGCTACGACGCCCTCGAACAGTTCGCGCACTCTGTCATCCCCGGCGGGAGCCGTCCGGGCATTGACATGCCGCCGTTCGTCGGCGGTCTGGACCTGCGGGGTGTCCTGCAAAGTGACTACTTCTTCGCCTAGAAAGACCCATTATCGGAACTTTCTGGCGATTACCCCTCCATTAAGCTCATCGCTTTCGATCTTCCACTTCCCTTCACATTGGAGTTTGCATGAGAGCCCCCAACATCACCATCCGCTTCGGAGCATCCCACGATGACATTTCCGTGGATGGTCATACCTTCGTTCGCCATAAGCTGTCCCGCCGCGACTTCGCCTTCCTGCGCAACGTGGCGATAGAGACCCTTCTCAAGGTCGGCGTCATCCACCGGAGAGCGCGATGAACCGGGACAAGATGAACAGCCTCGACCCGGCAACAGTCTCCGTTGAGGCTCTGAACCTTCTGGATTGCGTCTCGGACAGTGAGAAGGAAGTACAGGCGGTCGCCCTCGCCGTCACACTGTTGGCCTACGCCCGGCGCCACTGCGTTGAAGTGGGGGACGTGTTCGTAGTCGCCAACAATATGCTGGCCGATCAACAGACCAAGAGCCCTCACTTCATCGCCCTTCAGAACTATATCCGTCACGAACTGTGACCATTTAGTCCCACTACCGGAACGAATAATGACCCGTGATCGGATCATCGCCCGGCTGCTCCTCTCGCAGGGACAGCCCCTCCCCCTCGATCTCGAAACCCGTCTGCTCGCTGGCGGGATCGACGTTGCCCACCTGAAGCGCCGCTTCGAGCGCTAACCCCAACAAAAGGAACCCCATGGCTAAGGAAAAGAACCCGGATCGCGTCTCCCTCCGTTCCCCACGCGGAACTCTGAAGTACCCCAAGCTGGTCGAAATCGACCACGGCACTGACAAGTTCCCCGACAAGGACGGGAGCTGGAACACCCGCGTCATCTTCGACACCAGCGATCCGGCCGTCCAGGCGTACACGGCCAAGCTCGACGAGATGATGGAGCGGGCCAAAGAGCTGGCCGAGGAGCAGTTCGCCGAGCTGCCAGTCAAGGCGCGCAAGGAGCTGGAGAAGAAGGGTGGCCTGAAGGCCGACGCGCCGTATTCGGAGGTCTACGACGAGGAGACCGAGGAGCCGACCGGCGAGATCGAGATGCGCTTCAAGCGTAAGGCCGGCGGCACCCGCAAGGATGGCAAGAAGTGGGCGGCTCCCCGCCCGGACCTGTTCGACAGCGCCAAGCCGAAGCCGAAGCCAATCCCGAAGGGCGTCGACATCTGGGGCGGCACCATCGCCACCATCCACGCCGACTTCGAGCCCTACTTCGTGGCCGGTACCGGCTCCTACGGCCTCCAGCGTCGCCTCAATGCAGTTCAGGTCTTCCAGCTCGTGTCGGCTGGCGGTCAGCGCTCGGCTTCGAGCTATGGCTTCGAGAGCGACGATGAAGGCTTCGACGCTTCCAGCATCGAGGCGAGCAATGATCGGGACATGAACGACGCCGACGCCTCGGATGGCGAAGACGCCGACGAAGACGCGAACTTCTAAGCCCAAGCGAACCGAACGCGGTGCCGCCGAGCGCGGTGTCGTGAACGGCTATCGCTCCGGCCTAGAGGAGAAGATCGCGGCCGAACTGGAGGCGCGCGGGGTCAAGGTCTCCTTCGAGACCCTTTCGATCCCTTACACGCCCCCGCTTCGGACCCGGAAGTACACCCCGGATTTTCCCCTTGAGAACGGGATCATCGTGGAGACGAAGGGCCGCTTCCTGACGGACGACCGGCAGAAGCACAAGTTCATCAAGGAGGAGCACCCGGACCTCGATATCCGGTTCGTCTTCTCCAACTCCCGATCGAAGCTCTCAAAGGGAAGTCCGACCACCTACGCGATGTGGTGTCAGCAGTACGGCTTCCAGTTTGCCGACCGCTCCATTCCCGACGAATGGCTGAAAGAGCCGCCATGTCCGACGCGCCTCGAAGCGCTCCGGCGCGTTTCCATCCCCAAGAAACCAACCACCAAGAAGTGACAGCGCGGCGGGTCTTCGAGGCCCGCCAATGCGCCCCTTACGAAAGGAAAATCGTGTCCAACTTCAAGCGCATCAACGAGAAGCCCATGCACGAGCTGGTGCTTGAACACCTCAAGTCCGGCAAGTCGATCACCAACGTCGAGGCTCAGGCACTGTGGCGCTGCCGGGCCCTGCCGAAGCGCATCAACGAGCTACGAGCCGCCGGTCACAGCATCCTCGCCGAGCGCCGCACCGACAGCACCGGCCAGCACTACGTCCGCTACTCGATGCCGAGTGCCGCCTGATGGCGATGCCGCTCTACGCCCGAATGCTGGTCGCCACGCTCGCCCTGTCGGCCATCTCCCTCCTGCTCCTTCTCCATCCCGTCATCTGAGGACCATCACCTTGCGGATCAACATCTACGACAGCCAGAACACCCGACGCCTTCTCGGCTCCATCGACAGTAAGGTGCTCCCGTCGCCGAGGAAAAGCGCTGGAATGCGTGGGTATCGGCTCGCGTGTCTGTCTCGGGCTCCTCTCGACTTCCGGGACCCTTACGGCGGTCTTGCCTGTTGTCCCACGATTCGGGATGTCCAGCTCGACTACGCCGGACTTGAAGTTCCCGAGGGCGGCGACGGGTGGACCGAACAGCGGTTCCTCACGACCAGTTCGCGCTTGGAAGACCTGATGACAGTCACGGACTTCCGTCTGCCGGGCGAAAGTCCGCGCTCTGCCGAAGCCCGCCGGTACTACTTCTGACCCACGAGACTGAGAGTGAGTTCGTCGGGCACGAGCCATGCCCCGAGTGTGGCTCGTCCGACGCTCTCGCCAGATACGACGACGGCCACGGCTACTGCTTCTCCTGCTCCCACTACGAGAAGGCCGAGGGCGACGGAACCCCGAACATTCCCCCAATCGAAAGGACGCGATTGCCGCGAGACCTCCTGCCCGTCGGTAGCGCTCAGGCCCTTACCAAGCGCGGACTGACCGAGGAGACATGCGCCAAGTGGGGCTACACCGTGAGCGAGTATCACGGCCAGCCCGTTCAGGTGGCGAACTATCGAGACCTCACGGGCCGCATCGTGGCCCAGAAGGTCCGCTTCAAGAACAAGGACTTCAAGTTCCTAGGCGAGCCGAAGGAAGCCGGGCTCTACGGCCAGCACCTTTGGAGGGATGGTGGCAAACGCGTCGTCATCACCGAGGGGGAGATCGACGCCCTGACTGTGTCGCAGTTGCAGGGCAACCGCTGGCCCGTCGTGTCACTTCCCAACGGCGCTCAGAACGCACGAAAGGCGCTTCAGAACGCCTTCGAGTGGTTGGACAAGTTCGACGAAATCGTCCTCATGTTCGACAACGACGACCCCGGCCGCGAAGCTGTCGAGAAGTGCTCGACC